AGGTGGTGCGCCGATAGTGGAGGAGTCGGAGGCAATCAGGCCAACGACGAACAACCCGAAACACTACCGACCATGACGACCAAGACTCCCCGCTACCGCCTCACCGACCGTGGCACGTTGCCCGCCGGGAACGTGCGCGTTACCACTATTCCGCGCCGCATCGCGGCCCGCTCGTGGGTCGCGAAGCTCCTCGCCACGCAGCCGCAGGGTCGGGGCGTGAGCAACACCGTCGGCTTCTGCGAAAGCGACGTGCCAATGTACCTCTTCGACGAGCGCCTCGCAGGCGTGCCGTGCAACGCGATCCGCACCGCCTAACCATGCGCTCCCTCCCCTCCACCCAACCCAAAACACTCCCGACCATGAGCCATTCAGACCAAGCCACCGAAACCTACGAGGCTTTCCTTCGCGGATTCGCCAGCACTGGAAACGTCAGCCTCGCGGAGGCTGACTCGCACTGGGCCTCGTTCAGCTACCAGTTGACCGACGACGAACGCGCTTCCATTGAAGCTGGCGGCTTTGAGTCCGGCGCAGACTGCGGCACGCAGTACAGCGCGCAATATCACGACCTCGTAGCTGACTGCGCCACCTAACCAGGCGCTCCCTCCTCCTCACCCTCGCGCTGGCCTGCACGGTCAGCGCAGCCCCGCCGGAATCGTTCTGGCGTGCGCTGCATCAGGTCGAATCCAGCGGGCGCACGTCTGGCCTGATCCTTGGCGACAACGGCAAGTCACGCGGACCGCTGCAGATCAGCCGTGCGTACCACGCTGACTCCCGCGTACCCGGTGCCTACGAGCGCGTCGATGATCTGGCGTACTCACGGCGCGTCGCTACCGCCTACTTCAAGCGGTACGCGCCCCAAGCCTACCTCAACGCAGACCTAGAAGCCCTCGCCAGAATCCACAATGGGGGCTTGCACGGTATGCTGAACCCCAAGACAAAGGCGTACTGGTACAAGGTGCGGAGGGCGATGCGATGAATTACGATGCGTTTCTAGATTCCAAGTCGTCACTCAGCGGCAACCATGGATTCAACCCGACGTTCTATCCTGCCGCTGCTTTCGATTTCCAGCGTTCACTTATCGAGTGGTCAGTCCGCAAGGGGCGCGCTGCAATCTTCGCCGATTGCGGTCTAGGAAAAACCCTTATCGAATTGTCGTTCGGCGAAAACGTCGTGCGCAAAACTGGCAAGCCGGTGCTGCTCCTCACGCCGTTGGCCGTGGGCGCACAAACCATCCGAGAGGCTGCTAAGTTCGGCATTGACGCCGAGCGTTCGCTGGATGGCAAGTTCAGCGGCGCCCGAATCGTCGTCGCCAATTACGAGCGACTTCACCACTTTAGGCCGGATGATTTTGCGGGAACCATCTGCGACGAGTCGTCGATCCTCAAAAACTTCGACGGCGTAACGAAAGATTCCATTACGCAGTTCATGCTTAAACAGCCGTATCGACTGCTTTGCACCGCGACTGCTGCGCCCAACGATTTCATCGAACTGGGCACGTCTTCGGAGGCGCTCGGATACCTCGGCTATATGGACATGATCGGGAAGTTCTTTAAGAAATCGGAGGCAACGATTTCGCGCAAGGACGAGAACCGAAGCGGAGTCTATCGGTTCCGTGGCCACGCCGAGCGGGACTTCTGGCGCTGGGTTTGTTCATGGGCGCGGGCCGTTCGCAGGCCGTCCGACCTCGGGTTTGACGATGGCGCTCTGAAACTTCCTCCGCTCATTACCCGAGAGCACGTTATCAAGGCCGATGCGCCGGCCAGCGGAATGCTCTTCGACCTTCCGGCTGTTGGGCTACAGGAGCAGCGGGCCGAGCGAAGCCGTACGCTTTCCCAAAGGTGCGAGATGGCCGCTAGTTGCGTTGCCGACACCGGCAAGCCTGCGGTCATGTGGTGTCACCTGAACAGTGAAGGCGACACGCTGGCTCGCATGGTCAAGGGCGCTGTCCAAGTGTCGGGCAATGATTCAGACGAGGCCAAGGAGGAAGCATTTGCGGCGTTTGAGGCTGGTCAAATCCGCGTCCTTGTGACCAAGCCAACGATTGCCGGATTCGGGTTGAACTGGCAGCACTGCAACCACCAGACGTTTTTCCCGTCCCACTCGTTTGAGCAATGGTATCAAGCTGTGCGCCGCTCTTGGCGCTTCGGTCAAAAGTTGCCGGTCACAGTCGATGTCGTCACTAGCGAAGGCGAACGCGGCGTTCTGCAGAATTTGCAGCGCAAGGCCGAGGCAGCCGACAAGATGTTTTCCCGCCTAGTCGAATTGATGGGGCACGAGTTGCACGTCGTTCGACAAAACCACAACACAACCAAAACCCTAGCTCCGTCATGGCTGTAATTGCCCAAGATATCACCGACCGCTTTGCCCTTTACAACGGCGATTGCTGCGAGGTTATGCCAACCCTCCCCGACAAGTCTATTGACCTGTCTGTTTACTCGCCGCCATTCTGCGGACTGTACAACTACTCATCCGACGAGCGCGACCTTTCCAACTGCGCAAGCTACGACGAGTTCTTTACACACTACGAGTTCGTGGTCCGCGAGATTTCACGGCTCACCAAGCCTGGCCGCATCAGTGCAGTACACTGCATGGACATCCCGAGTTCATGCAACGCGGGCAATCACCTGACCGATTTCCCCGGCGACATTATCCGTCTGCATGAGCGGCTCGGATTCAAGTACATCGCCAGGCACTGCGTCTGGAAAGAGCCATTGGGCGTTCGCCTGCGGACGATGGCCAAGGGGCTAGCTCACAAGACCATCGTCGAGGACTCGTCGCTCTGTGATGTTGCCAGCGCGGACTACCTTCTCCTGTTTCGCCGCAATGGCGAAAACGCCGTTCCGGTAAGTCACCCGACTGGTCTTCACCATTACGCGGGCGAGCGTCAGATGCCGCATGAGTTGCTTTCGTGGCGCGGCCACACTGGGAAGCAAACTGAAAACCGTTTTTCGCATTGGATCTGGCGGCAGTACGCTAGCGCGTTTTGGGATGATGTCCGCATTGGCCGGACGTTACCCTACAAGGATTGCAAAGACCCCGAGGACGAAAAGCACGTCCACCCGCTTCAACTGGACGTCATTGAGCGCGTCGTGGTGCTTCGGTCAAATCCCGGCGAAGTGGTGCTTACCCCTTTTCTCGGCGTAGGCTCCGAGGCTTACGGCGCGCTTATCAACGGACGGCGCGCGATCGGGATTGAACTAAAGTCAGCATACTACCGGCAAGCTGTGCAGAACTGCACCGAGGCCGCCGCTGGCCGCCACGCTGAAGAGATGCCGTTACTGTCGGAGGCGATGCAATGACCCGCCCAACCCTAATCCGCCCCGGTCGCCCTGTGACTGGCACGGCCAAGGTCATGATACCCTGGCGCATCTCGCCGCGCCTCGTCGAACGCCTGCGCTGGGCAGCCATGAAGCAGAACGTCCAGCCCAGCACACTCCTCGCCCGTCTCATTGAACGTAACACCAGCCCCGTATGACGCACAAAATATCATTCATCATCGCTGCAGACCAGCTCGCCGCACTCCGCGCGGTGGCTGAGGCGCGCCACCTTAGTCTGTCCGACATCGTCCGCGAGGCGATACGCCGGATGCTGGAGGGGCAGCCGTGACCACCGCCGCGCTGATCATCGGCATCACGTCGCTGATCTGCTCTGTCTGGCTCATCATCGCCGCGCGCCGGATGTACCGCGCCCGCCGCCGTCAACGTCTCGCCGCAATCTTCAACCCCATCGCTTCACATGTACGACGAACCGAACGCCGCCGCTAGCTGCCTGGCTTTCTTTGAGCGCGCAATGGCTCGCGAGAAAGTACTCGCCGCTGCTCGCGAGAAGGCGCGACTTGAAATGCAAGGCGTCCTAAAGAAGATGACACCCGCCGTTAAGCCGCAGCGGCCAAAATGGAACGAGTACAAGATCGCGCCAACGCCGGAGCAACTGGCGCTGTTCGACAAGGCCGACGCTGAACGCTGGACGCTCAAGCAGCTCGCCGCAGCGGTGGGCTGGAGCGTGTCGAAGGTGTGGATCCTGCGCACCGAGCGAGATCATCAGCGCAAGACCAAGCGGCTGCGAGCGCACCGCCGCAAGTACGGTCCGGGCCACGGCAAGCCTGCCCCGCCCGCGACTGCAGCAATAAAGAACGGTCGGCGCACGGTCGTTCTCACGCCTGACATCGTCGAGTGGTTCGGCCATGCCATCGATACCAACCTCCACGTCGACGAGATCTGCGCGAAGGTCGGCATTGCGCGAAAGACGTTTTACCAGTGGCGACTGCACTACTGGCACGACAAAAACTTTCTGCGCGACCGCATGAAAGAGACCGCGCAACTTGAAGCAGCCCGAGGTTAACTTTCCCCCGTTAGAATAACCCAACGTTAGATAACACAGACACCCATGAAAAACCCTGCAAAGCAACTAATCGACGCCTTGATGGCCGGATACGCGGACACCAAGGCAGCGTTTCCTGACGCTGACCATGTGACGGTTAACGCGTCCGTATTCCATGGCCGCGTCAGCGTCCACGTCTCCGCGCTATACGGCAGCGCGTGGATTTCCTCCATCGGCACCGACACCGTGACGGTCGAGGACGCGATTGCCGCGCTCAAAGCCAAGACCGCCGACACCGCCGCGCTCAGAGCCGAAGCCGCTGCGCTGATCGCTCGCGCTAACAAGCTGGAGGGCCGCGCGTGATCCCACTGATCTCCGTTAGTCAGTTCACTCCCGGCCAAGCCTGCGCCGTTGCCGGCATGACTGCCGACGCTTACCGCGCGCAGGACGGGCTGACTCAGTCTGACCTCAACCGCTTCGCTGAGTCGCCTGCGCTGTTCCGTTACACCGAGGTCGAGCAGACCGAGGCGATGCAGCACGGGACTGCGCTGCATGCGCTTATGTTGGAGGACCGCCGCGAGTACGTCATCCGGCCTGCGACGTACGGACCGGACGCCA